GGCTGGTTTTCAGCATTGTCAGATGCGGACTTCACTATCGCCGCAAGAGCTAATTCAGCTAGCCTCAATGTTATCACACGAGCTGGCACAGAATTGTATGTCGAAGACCGCTTAGCAGCTGCCTACAACAATTCTCCAATGTGGCGCGCCCGCGTAGATGATCATGGCTTGGACGTTATTGGATACTCGCCCGAGTTCAGGTTTCATTCACGCCCAGAAAACAAGAAAGTCTTTCTTGACACAGCTTTCGTCGAATTTGACAATCCTAAGTTACCGTCTGCAACGACCTTGCAGTACGTTGACAATACCGATGATCTTGTCAAGGATAATAATGGCAAACCACTCCCACTCTTTACTCAGGCAATCAAATATGCCAAGAGTACCGACACCAATGGCAAGTGGGAAGAAGAATACGACAAACACTCAAGCTATCTGCTAATGGAGTACTACAACTACCATTATGGTGATGCTTATAGGCTCAAGCTCCACCAAATCATCAATGATTTTCAACATCTGCAGACATATGATATGGAAACATCAGCAGGGCCAAAAATGAAGAAATTCTACAACATCAATCAAAAGCGACCAATCGGAGATGAAGAAGTTTTATTTGTCAACATCAATCAAAAAGGACAAAGACCATTTTACTTCATCAACAGAGAAACGGAAGCTGGATGCTATCTCAAGGACGACTATGAGACTCTCAAGTCAGTTCTAGATAATGGTAATCCTATCCTGATGTTTTGCAAAGATAACGCAAAAGTAGAATTACTGCCAGCTGAGAAAGCAAAGCGTGGCAAAGTCCGTCTCTTTAATGAGATTGACCTCTCAGTTAATATGGTTCTTAAACACTACTTCGGTGGTTTTATGAATAGTGTTGTGTCAAAACACGCTACTCATTATTATACCATCGGCATGAACCCGTATACTGATGCAACATCACACATGCTTGTCCTAAATTCAATGGACGGCTACCTTTGCAATGCTGATTATACATCAATGGATAAAACCATATCAGCCCACTTGATCCGCGACTTTGTATTTGGCGTTCTCCGTGATAAATTCACAGAAGCGACAAAAGAAGCCATTGCAATCACTCTTACAAAGCGCTTGCACACCCAAGACGGGATACTATATTTTACCGACAACGGTAATGCGTCTGGGTCATATGTCACGACACTCATGAACTGTCATGCCGTGGCAAAAGTCACCATCTACACTTTTGTAAGAAAGTGGAAAGAACAGTACGGGTACCTTCCAACACTCAAGGAACTCGATGGTCATCTCAAAATGTTCATCCAAGGAGATGACGCTATTAGGAAGTTCTCAAATTCCATCAACGTCTCACCATCTGACCTAATTGAGGATGCTGCTTTGTATGGTTTGCTTCAAACACCAGCAAAAACCGAAGGAGAAGTTGGGTTTTGTTCCAGGTCTTATGTTCATTACAGAGGACTGGTTTATTTCCCACAGCTCAAAAGTGAATCAATAATCGCAAACTTATTTTGGTTCACCAAAGCCGAT